GTGGAACCTTAGCGCCACCAAACATCCAGTTGAACTAGTGATTTTACGCGTAGAAGCGAACCCACACCGTTGGGTTCAACTGGGGACACCTAGAGAGCGTAGAGCTCTGAGTAGCCGTGACGGCGGTTGCCGCGGATATTGTCGATCATGTGGTCAGGAGTCACATCGTCAGCAAAGTTGGTGTAGTCGCGGATGTCAAAGACGACGCCGGGTTGGTCAGAGAGAATCGAATTGATGGTCTGCATGGTGCTGCCATGTTTGAGATCGATTGTGAAAGATCCAACGGGCGTGGGAATGATGTCGTCATTGGGACATAAGTGGGAGAACCCCGCAAAGTCGGCTATGCTGCCGAGCGAGGTCACTTGTTGCAGCATCGAGCTGTAACGTTCAACGTCCACTTGGGTCAGTCCGTAGACGGTTTTCATCATCGTCCAGGTGTCGGTGGTGGTGCTATGGTAGGCTTCGTTGCCTTTGAAGCCGTGGTCATGTTTGGGCATGACAGGGGTGACGTTACCCGCTAGCTCCAGTGTGCGTGACCAATGGTGGCTAAGGATTGGTATAAAGCTACACTGGAGAAGGCGACCTATGGCGTCGCCTTTGACTATGGCGGCTGGTTCTACGCCAGTTGGCGGGTTGCAGTACCAGCCCAAGTTGGAAACAGCTCGGAAAAGACAAGGTCCGAGAACAGTTCCATCTGACGTGGGCCAGAAACGTTGCGAACAGAAAGTGGCGTTGTACGGGGCATTGGTGCCCTGGTGCACGGTGCCAACGAGGTTGAAACCAAGGGACGTCATACGTTGATTTAGAGAGCCGTAGTCAATAACGTTCGGTGGGGCTATGATAAGGTTGTCGTCACCGTAGACAATAACAGAGATGCCTGCATCACGCACGTCCTGTAGCGAACCCAGCTGCTCGGCTAGACAGCGCATAATGGCAACTCCCTGGATTACTGAATTACCAACCGTAGTGTCCATAGAGCCCGATGTGACGGTTGCGAGCACGCCATAGGTGTTGCCTTTGCGCGTTGATCCATGCGTGAACATGGACTCGGCGAAACTGTCAATGACCTGCCGACTACACCCTGCCAAGGTGTATATGCGATTACGAAGATCAAAGATTCTGCGATGTTGGCTGCTGTCGTATTTCTCGAAATCGCCCTCGTAAATATCGTGGCCGGATACATACAAACGGTCAAATAGTCGGCCGATCTGTTCTGGAGTGCATCCACCGACGTAATAGAGTGGGCCGGCCGTGTTGTGACCGTTGGTGGTTGAGAGGAGATTGCCCAGACCAAGACATGTTGGCCCCTTAAAAGCGTTGTCCCAAATGGTACCCGACTGGATGGCACGTGGCGTTCCAATCTTGCGATTAAGCTCCATCTTGACGAAACAACCTCTGCGCTTGCGAGTCCAGTCGTCAACCGGAATTCTACCAGATTTAATTTGGGCCCAGGCTTTAGCGTACGCCATTTTGAGGTTCAGCGTGTAATTGCGCGAATTGAGCCAGGACTGGAAGTCAGGTATTTTGATGCCATTCGTCCAACCAGGCATGAGATCCTCGATGAACCGGTTGTCGACCGAACCCATAAGTGCGTTCCACGTGGAATCGGAAAAGGCATCAGAATGGTAGGGCTGTTTCTTGACAATGCGCTTGTAGATACTGGCTGCTTCGGCCAATCCAGACTGCCCAAACGTGGTAGGAATGCGGAACCGGTTGCCGATTCCGAGTAGTTTGACGTTTTTGCGGTCAGGATCTGCGGTGCCGAGATTGCGGATATGAACATAAGCTGTTGGGTCAATCTCCTCAGACTCGATGTGGTAAGTGTCGTAGTCAGGATCTACGCTGGCAAAAGACAGGTTTGCGCCGTTAACGACTGCTCCAGGAACGGCATTGTTGAGTTGCGTCAGAGGTTTCCTAATTTGTTCAAATGCTGCATTGGCGGCTGACGCGATGCTGGGAGCAGCGTAAACGGCGGCAACGCTGGCAGGCCACACGATGGGTAGGTAGCTGACGGCCGAGGCTGCATAGGGCACAAGCGGTGCGCAATAGGGTGCAACGGTGATGCACGCAGCAGCGGCGGTTCCTAGTAGCAGACTCCAGGTGAATCTTCCCCAGATTCGTTGAAAATTGAACTGGAGAGCCTGGCTGTGCGCTTTGATAATGGCAGTCTTTGCGGGAAGAGAACCATGCAAAACGTCGGCTTCAGCATCGACCTGCGACATGATGCCCAGCACGGCGGCGATAAAAATGGCGTTGGGCTCGAGGCGCTGATCGCGATTAGTAAGCTCATCAAAAGACTTGAGTCTGCGCAGTACGAGTTGCAACAGTTCAGGATCTCGCATTTGGCCTATGGCAGCACGATGTGCTACATGAACGTAGGTCTTTGGAACTATGTACTGACGGTGCTCAGCGCTGTGAAACACGACAAACTGACCGTAAGACTGCAATATGGACCCCTCGAAATGTTTCGTCACCCTAACCGTAACAGAGTCCTCATCGACAGACTGTTTGGCATGGGCCGTGGGGGCCAATGAAAGTGGGCCGTAGTATGAGACGTCATGGATTGATGGTGTCACCTCAAAGCCAGCGTGGTCATTCCCACCATTTGTATAACACGCAGCCACGTAGCCCTTGGGTGATTTTACCCGTTTGACGTTGATGGTACCGTTGTGATGCGGGATGACTGGGTGTACTGGGTGGGTGGGCAGAGGCAAGACGGTAGTCTCGCCTTCACGTGTGACAGTGTAACTGCACGAATCGGCAATTCGGACCAAGCTGCCGTCCACCATGGAGATGACGTGGCTGACGTCGTGGTCCACCGACTTAACGGACCCCCAGTTTTGAATGATAATGGACAAAGAATCGGGGTCGATCAACGAGACACAATGCAGAAAGATGATGGTCTTTGGTGATTCGACTGGGAGATCAATGTCTGTCAACAGAGGACCATAGACATGTTCGTCAACGTCAGAAGTGTGGCATGGCAAGCGGTGGGTGTATCTGGCTGTGGTCGGGACGTGGGACCCCACAACATAAACGTAGACTATGTCTTCGTGGATATCATCAGCACTGTAAGGGTCGTCTGTTGGCTCCCCGTTTTCGCCGGGCGGGTCACCGGGTGGTGGAACGGGAGATTCAGAGGCACTAGGTGGCAGGCTGATGGTTGAAGGCGGGGTGGGAGACGACCGCGCACGCGGTGGGTGGGTATACGGACACTGGTCATCAAGCTTGCACTTGCCCGCCAAAAACCGGTCACAATGTGTTGCTATCTTTTCGACCTTGGCATGACTGTAGGGGCACTTGGGACGCCGGCAGTTGTACTTGCTGAGCCCCATCTGGAACATGTTATTAGCGAGACAGGGTTTTTTCTTTTGTTTTTCGGCTTTCGCCACTACTGCTTCGGGCGTGGTTTTTGGGGATAGGGCCAAGGGCTCCACGGTGCTCACGATGGTCCCAGGACTGGTGACCTGGGAATAGGTTGGTCGGTAAACTGGGACCGGCAGGGCATCGGGGATGTCTGCCATGGTGAAAGTTTTCCCTGGTTCATCGGACTGGTACGGGCTACTAGTGATGATGGCATCAGCGCAGGGACGGCAGTTCACCCTCCAATATGCCGGATGCAACGAGCAGCTGTCGTGCAGAGGGCAGTCGCCTTTGGGATGATGGCAGTCGGGGGCTCCTTCGCATTGAGGTCGTTTTTCATCCCAATCGTCGGAGCTGTAACCACTGGGGTCGGATGTATCACAAACCGGACAGAAAGACTTGCGCACTCTGTTGTCCCAATCCAATTCGACGTGACATTTCTTGCAAATCTCATTGTGGCGTTTGGAGAGAGCCTGCCGTTTTTCTTGGCGCTCACGACGGCCTTTCGGACGATAGCTCAAATCATCGGTTTCGGTAACCTCACCATGACTGCCATTCAGCTGGGAGCGTTCGCGCAGATTGAGGCGGATCCAAGTGTCCTCACGACTGGGTGCATAAGCGGGCCGCATACGGTCGGCTGTGAAAAGTTCATAGCAGTCATCACACACGCGTGTATCCGACGGTTTGTTGCATCCTCTACATGGGTTCTGGGCCACGGCTTCGGCAACGGCCTTAACAAGGGGCTCGTCACTTGCAGGTTGCTTGGTCTCCACAAAAGCTGCGGGTGGGGCAACATACGGGCCCACCTGGTTTTCAATGTCGCCTTGGACACCGTCAAGACGTGATGTGGCTAACTTGGCCAACGCGTCAAGCGTTATGGCAAACCCAGCTGTCTTGAGGGCCTTCCACGCTGCTTGCAGCCGAGACTCAGCAGCGGGCACATGCAGAGCGGCAGCTTCGAAACGCATGTGGTCGAGGGAGTGTTCGCCAGAATTGAGGACCATGTCATTGAGGTCAGAGCTGAACGGCATTTGAGCAGGCAAGGAGTTGATCGCATGGCTCTTGACCGAGTTGGCGGCGCCTAGAAAATAGCCATTGGAGTGCTTGTGGCCATGGCGCGGAGGTGCATAAACCACTTGTTTGGGTCCTCTGCCCTTGGATGACAGATTAACAAAAGCGCTCCACATGCCGTTCACACTATAGCCTACTTGCTTGGTCGGTATGAAATACTGCATCATGGCCAAAGTGGTGGGCTGGAACTCGAAAAACTGGATGGCCTCAACTGTCAACCGCATAGCTTGACTGTTGATCCCGGTTATGCCGATGTAAGGTAAAGTGGTACCTGAAAACATAGCCGTAAGACCTGTAGTGGTGAAACCTTGGATGTCGTTGAAGTCCTGGGGAACCCAACACGCAGTGGCGCACGTATCGGTGGCTTGGCCTTTGACATTGGAGCCGGATTGAAATAGCGTGTTGGGAACGCTACCCGAGATTGTGGTATCATTGCCAACGGCGGTGACACATCCAGCGAACATGACTGGCGGGGTGATTTGGCCGTAGGCCATGGACACCTTGACGCAACCCGATATGGGGCGCACTGTCCCAACGATGTTTGAAGCAGCACTTTGATTGAACCACGAGATCGCGGTTGTGGTGCCTCCAGAGCCAGTGTAAGCCACAGCACCTGCGTTTGCCGTGGTTTGGGTGTACACGTTGAGGGCGGAATTGGAGGTGATGTTGCCGATCGATAAAGTCACCAGCACATCATTGATGGCAGACGCGGCTGCTATGGTGACAGACCTCACTGAGTACTGGCCGAAAATGGCGTTGGGAAAGCCCGACCCGCCGATCGACACTGGGGGGTTGTCGAACGGGTTTTGTTGATGTTTGACAAGGGCGGCAGCTGCACGGGCCGCAAGATGTGCTGCATCGTCAGAAACATCC